GAACAATGACGAAGTAGATCCTAGAGTTCAAGAAGAACTTAAAGATTTTATGGAATATGTAGAGTCAGGTGATGACCCTAGAATGGCTATATATCAAGAAAAAGAAGTGGGCAATGAGCCTGATAGAGTAGCCAAGGGAGTAGATCACTTTGTTGTTGGTCCAGATGGCAAGCGTCGTCGTGTGCCTATACCAGGCAAACCAAATAGCCAAATGGGCGGACACGCAGTAGAACAGCCTGACACTTATAAATATGTTCTCAAGCAGCCAAACTTGGCCAATGCCCTGAGAGGTATGGGCTTTAACTTTGATGGTAATAAGATTATTATTCCGCAAGACAAGCGTAAGATGCTACAGGCCAAGTTCGCTGCGAAGAATATACCTTGGGATAGCGTATTTGGTGCTAAGGAAATGTTTAAAGAGAGTAGATAATGGAAGAGTTAGTCAAAGCAGCCCGTGTAGCATTTGCCAGTGAATACAGTTTTTTTATTAAAGCACAAAACTTTCATTGGAACGTAGAAGGACCAGACTTTCTACAATATCACGACCTGTTTGGTAAAATCTATGGCGAAGTATATGACAGTCTAGACACTTTTGCTGAACAGATTAGAGGACTAGGCGGATATGCTCCAGGCAGTTTTCAAAAGTTTAGTATGTTAAGCCAAATAGAAGATGAAAATAATATACTAGATAAGACTGCTATGACTGCTGAACTATTGGAAGATAGTCTAAAGATTGTTAAAATTCTTAAAATTACTTTCCAACGCAGCGAAGAATTTAGTGAATACGGCTTTAGTGACTTTGTAGCCGGGCGTATTGACGCACATCGCAAACATCAATGGATGCTGAGAAGTAGTTTAAAGAATGGATGAATTAGAACAACTACGTAGGCTGGCAGGAGTAAATGAATTTAAAGGACTTAAACCTGTAAATTTAGAAAATATTAGCCATACTGCTGCTGCTATACGTAAGAAGGAGCGAGAGTTAAACTTAAAGCCTGGGGATAAGGACTGGTTTAAACTATGGTTTACACTGCCACATCTAACAGGTTCAGTTAATAGTAAATTTAGGGGGCGAAAAAAGTGAGTTTTGAATTTGATTTTACTTTAGATAAACTAAAGTCCTGTATTCATAGAAATCGTGAGCCAGAACTATGGTTCAACGCTATGTATGAATACTTACCTAAGTTTTATATTACTACACCTGCTCGTGTAGCCGGCTTTGTGGCACAGTGCCAACACGAAAGCGGTGACTTTACAGTGCTGTCAGAAAATCTTAACTACGGTGCTAAAGGACTACGTGGCCTATTTGGCAAGTATTTCCCCAACGACGACCTTGCTCGTCAATACGAACGCCGGCCACAAATGATTGCCAATCGTATCTATGCCAGTCGTATGGGCAATGGCAATGAACAAAGTGGTGATGGATGGAACTATCGTGGCCGTGGCATACTACAAATCACTGGTCGCAGCAATTATACACAATGTAGCAGAGACCTATTTGGTGACGACACACTGGCACAAAACCCAGATCTATTAAGAACACCAGAATACGCTATAATTACAGCCTGTTGGTTTTGGTATAAGAATGTTCTTAACCCAATATGTGACCAAGGAGACATAGTATTACTAAGTAAGCGTATTAATGGCGGCACAATTGGACTTGATGATCGTATCAAGCATTGGAACCATTGTTTAGATGTATTTGAGGAATAAATGCTTTTAAGAGAATTTTTAAATCCTATTAAAGAGGATAAGCTTTACGATGTACGTTGGCGTAAAACAATAGTACAAGGTGATACAGTATGGGAAGTATTATTAAGTGATGGTACTGTAGAAATAAGACCTTGGAATTTTGGCCAAGATCGTCCCCCAGACCTTAATCCAATGCCGGGATTTCCAGAAGGTAATCCTAACTGGGAATATAACCCTAAGGTAGCAAAACAGGAACCTAAAAAGCAAGTGCCAAGTGTAGATGTATCAGGTACATCCACACCTAATCCACCTTTTTCAGTACGTGCTATAGATCAAGCTATGAAAGCTCAATCAAGAAATACAGCACAACCCGATACTAACAAAAAAATTCAAGACCTTGCTAAAGCAAATAACATATCAAATCCTTCACTTATAAAAGCTGGTCAAATCATTAATATCCCAGGAGAAGGAAAATATCAGATAGCGCCAGGCGATAATCTTTGGAACATAGTAAGAGGTAAACGCAAGGGTAAAATGTTAGAAGGCGGATATCCTTTCGCAGGTAAGTCAGTGGGTCACAAAGAAGGTCCTGCCGGTCAATGGCGTAATAAAGGACCTAAAAAAGACAAACCTGCTAAGGTAGGCGATCTTGTGGGTGGTGGCGCAGCAGAAGAAAGTGTAGAATTAGACGAACGCAAACGCAAGCGTCGTAAAAGAGCAGCCTACGGCCCTGGACCATATGGATGGTATGGATACTACTCTGGTTATAGCGGAGACGGCGGCGAAGGCGGTGGTGGCGATGCTGGCGGCATAGAAGAAGGTGATCTAATTCCCTGGCCAAAAGGCACTGTAAAAGTAGATGTAGATGATGTTTATGATTGGTATAAACTAGGACAGAATATCAGCGACCTAGATGACGCAGACCCAAAAGAATTTGGAAAAGGACCACCCCAGACAATACTAAGTTTTGGCAGCGAACCATTAGAGCACAAATACTTGAAAAATTTAAAACGATTAGGTATGCCCACACACGACATTGATGAAACTGTCAAAGTCACCATGAAACAAAGTCTTTATGAAAATATTGTGGCTACAGATTTTATGAGCGCACTAAAAGACTTCTTGCCCATAGCAATGCGTGTATTAAAAATATCAAAGCTACCACATATTAAACTAATGAAGGATGTAGGCGATGAACATCAACCTACATTTGGTCGATTTAAGAATGATGAACTTATAATAGATATTGGTTTGAATAATAGACACCCTAATGACATACTAAGAACACTGGCACACGAATTGGTTCATTTCAAACAAATGATGGACAACAGACTAAATCCACATAGTGGGGACACAGGCAGTCCAGAGGAAAATGAGGCCCACGCTGTAGCAGGTGTTATAATGCGACATTTTAATAAGATACATCCACAGTATCTGCGTGGGCAACCTTTGGACCTACAGGAAACTGCCACAGCAGGTGCCACTAGTGCTGGTAATGTCAGCACAGGACCATTCGTTAAAAATAAACGAGCAAGAAAACAGCCCGTTGGTGCCAATGCCTTAGACGGCAACAATTTATTGGCCATTGGAGGCGTTGTTAAACGCTAAATATATAGAAATCCGGAGAATTCTCAAATGCACGATATGATGAACAGACCAGACGACCATGAAGCCAAAATGGCTCGTGCTGACTTATTCAAACTGGCCCAGTATAGTTTTAAACTATTTAAAATGATTCAAGACAATCAAGAACTTGAAGGTTGGGTTCAGGCCAAAATTACCAAGGCTGCTGACTATATTAGCAGTGTATATCACTATATGCAGTATGAAATGAAAGTTAGTGAGTATGGTGATCATCTTGAAAACGCAGAAATGTATAGCGAAAGCGTTCGTAAAGCATTTGAACAACGTCTTAATGAAGCACGTAATAAGGCAATTAAGGCCAAAATGCAGGCACTTAGAGAAAGTGACTACGAATATTACTTTGGCAAAGACAAACCAGACAGTGGTGGTAGCAAGAGTAGAGAACTAAGCAAACATACTGCTACAAAAACTGGCAAGGGCACACAATACACTAAACGTGACCTTCCTGGACAAGATACCGCAGATGACGCTGACGAAAAGCGTATTAAGCGTCAAGCACGTAAAGATCGTAAAAAGACAGACGAAGATGCCAGTGCTCCACCACCAAAAGGACCAGATGGCCAATATCCTATAATTACTTCTGGCCCAAATAAAGGCAAGCGTTGGACACCACAGGCACCTGGACCTACTAATCCTCCTGCCAAAGGTGCAGCAGCACCAACTCCGCCTGCTGCTAAGAAAATGCAGGAAGCATTAAAAGGCGGGCAAAAGAAACTGGATGTAGATAAGGATGGCAAATTAGAAAAGAGTGATTTCGCCAAACTACGTTCAGGTAAAAGTGTAAAAGAAGCAGCCAAGCCAGACTTTTTAGATATGGATAAAGATGGTAATAAAAAAGAGCCAATGAAAAAAGCCGTGGCTGATAAGAAAAAAGGTGCTGTTAAAGAAGCATCAGGAAAATGTAATCATACACCAAAAGGTAAAAGTTGTCCAGTACACGGCTTAAAAGAATGCGGCGGTATGTATGAAGGCGCTATGAGTGACTTAGATGCTGATCGTAAAGATAGGGCATATCAAACACGCCAAGCTAAGACCACAATGAAGCACGTTAAGGATCCAACACCCGGTGAAAAGAAGGCTGCTAAAGATATTAAGCCTGGCATAAAAGGTTATTCAGATCGTGTAGCAATGTTAAAGTCAGCAGAGAAGGATGGTCGTTTAAAAGAAGCCAGCAGTGCTAAACAACAGGCCGCTATTGCTATTGCTAAAAAAGCCAAAAAGTAATGCCTTTACCTAACTGGATTGACGACTACGGTGCTTATATGGCTCTAAAGGAAAATAGACAGATCTGCTTTACCTGTAAGTGTGAGCCACATTGCAATCATAGTTGTCAAGAGTGTGAGAACTGCCCAGACTGTAATTGCATAAGTTGTATGGAGAAGGACATAAAATAATGGATATGAAAAAAATACTACAGGCCTTAGATAAACCGGCTCCAGTAAAGGCAGAAGGAGCAGGCGATATGAAACGCCTACTACAGATTATGGAAGGCAATAATCGTCTTACACAGGCTGAAAACATTATTATGCAGGAAAGTCCTCGACCTGTGACACAGCCTATGCTGAATAAAAGCAAAGACGCCAAGCCCAGTATGATTGGCAAATACTTTCGAACAGTAGAAACAGAATTAGCAGAATCACAGCAGCATAAAGAAGACAGTGCCACACGTTTAGCAAAACGAGTAATGGAACGTGTTATGCCTAAAGATGACGGCACATTCACTCCTAGTTTTGCACAACAAATCCAACAGACACCTTCTAAACCATCAGGTGGTAATGTTCAACCACAGGCCACTGTTGTATTAGGCGGCAAAGAATATAGCGTAGTATTACAAGGTGACCTACGTGGTAGATATAGTCCAGCACCTGGAACTCCTAGAGTCAGTGCTCAAGGATACATAGAAGGCGATGTTATCACCTTAACTATAAACCCACCAACAGAAATGAAAGAAGGTGTTGCTGGTCCTAAACAGTGTTGGCCGGGACATCGTAAAGTAGGAACTAAGCCAGGCACAGGCAAGAATGCAGGCAAACGTGTAAATGACTGTGAAAAGATTAAAGGAAAGTGATATGGATTTCAAAGCGTTGATGACTAAACTAGAACAGATAGATAAGAAAGAGATTCTTAACGAATCTGTTGTACAACCTAAAAAAGTTGTTAAAAATCATATCAATGAAAATATTGATTTAAAAAGTAGTATTGCTCGTGCATTAATGCAGGAATTTGGAGTAAACGAAGCAGAAGATGATAAAACTACAGGCGATGATGCTCGTCCAGAAACTGGTAACGAGCCAGGTGGCACACAGCAGTCAGCACCACAGGCACAAGACGAATTCGCTGGCGTAGATTCTGCGATAGGACAACAAGCCACGCAAGCAGCCGCTGATGCTAATCCAGAAGTATATGGCTATGGTGGTGGTCAAGCGGCACCTCAAGCAGCACAACAACCGGCAGCAGGCTCACAAGCAGACGATGCTTTCCAACAAGCTAATCAAGAACCATCACAAGATGACCCTGCACAAGGCGGCGATGCTATAGGACAAGCTCAAGCTGCTACTCAACCTATTGCACAACCTACTGCACAAACTCAACCTGCCGCACCAGCAGCACAACCAGCAGCACAACCAGCACAAGCTGCACCAGCTAAACCTGCCGCACCAGCAGCGGGTGGATGGCAAGCACTTTATGCAGCTAATAAAGCAGTTATAGGTCCAAATCCTAATATGATTAAGCCTGGGCAAGTTTTAACAATGCCCGATAGTAAAAAATACACAGTTGCTCCCGGGGATACATTAAGCGCAATCGCTGCTGGTAAATTCAAAGGCAAACCTCCAGCACAGGAACAACAAGACGAATCCTTAAATTTGATTAGAAAGTTGGCTGGACTATAAAAGACTTGACATAGGTCTATAAGTAGTATATACTTTATACATAAAGGAGATACTATGTCAGGTCGTATGTATGGCCCAGAAGAAAAGGCCAAATTAGAACGTCTTATAAATGAAGGTTCAACTGTCCTTCGAGAAATCGAAGACCTTCAAGAAGGGTTAAAAGATACTGTAAAAGCAGTAGCAGAAGAACTAAACATCAAAACATCTGTAATTAACCGAGCAATTAAAATCGCACATAAAGGTGATTGGAATGCACACGATGCAGATTGGAAAGAAGTTGAAGCAATTTTAGACCTCACAAAAAAAATCTAATAAATATTCTTGAGAAAGGTAGGCAGGGCCATAAGCCGCACACAGGGTATTTGTGAGCCGTAAATCACATAGGAGTTATAGATGTATGTAGACGCTTATTTTCAGCGTGACGCTGAAATCATCAAAATTGTAGAACGCAACAGCGAAGGCCGCAGGGTTTTTAAAGAATTTCCAGCCCGTTATAGCTTTTATTATCCAGACCCAAAAGGTCGTTACACAAGTATATACGGAGAAACACTAGCCAAAGTAGTATGTAAAAATCAAAAAGATTTCCGCAAGGAAATGGCCATATATAGTAATAAAAAATTATATGAAGCTGATATAAACCCAATCTTTGTCTGTCTTAGTGAAAACTATCTCAACGCAGAATCTCCAAAATTACACACAGCATTTTTTGACATTGAAGTAGACTTTGATCCAGAACGTGGATATGCTAGCCCAGATGATGCTTTTATGCCAATCACTGCTATTAGCGTACACTTACAATGGCTTGATACATTAGTCTGTCTTGCTGTTCCTCCAAAAAAGATGTCAGTCAATCAGGCACAAGAACTTGTAAAAGATTTTCCTAATACACATATCTTCGAAACAGAAGCAGAAATGTTGGATACATTTCTTAATCTAATTGAGGATGCCGATGTCTTAAGTGGATGGAACTCAGAAGGATATGATATTCCATATACTGTTAATCGTGTAACCAAAGTATTAAGTAAGGATGATACTCGTAGATTTTGTCTATGGGACCAATACCCCCGCAAAAGAGAATATGAAAAATTTGGAAGAACTGCTACAACATATGACTTAACAGGTCGTGTTCATTTAGATAGTTTAGAACTCTATAGAAAATATACCTATGAAGAACGTCATACGTATAGATTGGACGCTATCGGTGAAATGGAAATTGGAGAGTCGAAAACAGTTTATGAAGGAACTTTGGATCAACTTTATAATAATGATTTTCGTAAGTTTATCGAATATAATAGACAAGACTGTGCCCTACTTAACAAACTGGATCAAAAACTCAAGTTCCTAGATTTAAGCAATAAATTAGCACACGAAAATACTGTGCTACTACAGACTACAATGGGTGCTGTAGCTGTGACAGAACAGGCTATTATCAACGAAGCCCATCGTAGAGGTATGCAGGTACCTAATCGTACAAAGATGGCTGAACGAGACGATGCATCAGCAGCTGGTGCTTATGTTGCATATCCTAAAGAAGGAATTCATGACTGGATTGGGTCATTAGACATAAACAGCCTTTATCCATCAGCCATTCGTGCTCTAAATATGGGCCCTGAAACTATCGTAGGTCAACTACGTCAAACAATGACAGAAAACTTTATACAAGAACAAATGACTAAAGGTAAAAGTTTTGCTGCAAGTTGGGAAGGACGATTTGGTAGCTTAGAATACGAAGCAGTAATGAATAAGGAAATTGGTACTGAGATTACTATAGACTGGGAAGATGGTGGCATAGATGTCCTTAGTGCAGCAGAAGTCTATAAACTAATTTTTGAAAGCAATCAACCATTTATATTAAGTGCCAATGGAACAATCTTTACCTATGAGCGTGAGGGAATTATTCCTGGGCTATTAGCTCGTTGGTATAAAGAACGTAAAGAAATGCAGGCTAAACTTAAAGAATGTATTCAAGCAGGTAATAAAGTAGAAGAAGAGTATTGGGATAAACGACAGCTAGTTAAAAAAATTAACCTGAACAGTTTATACGGAGCCATTCTTAATGCAGGATGTAGATTTTTTGACAAGCGTATTGGTCAATCAACTACTTTGACAGGACGAGTAATTGTACGTCATATGGCTGCAAAGGTAAATGAAATTATTACTGGTGAAAATAACTACATCGGTAAAGCTATTATCTATGGTGATACAGATAGTTGTTATTTTAGCGCATATCGTGTGCTCAAAAAAGAGATTGATAAAGGACAAATTCCTTGGACTAAGGAAACTGTCGTCCAACTCTATGATCAAATAGCAGACGAAGTCAATCAAACATTTCCACAATTTATGCTAGACGCTTTTCACGTTCCTAAAACTCGTGGAGAAGTTATTCGAGCAGGTAGAGAGCTTGTTGCCAGCAAAGGGCTATTCATTACTAAAAAGCGTTATGCTGTACTATATTATGATAAAGAAGGAAAGAGGCAAGACATAGAAGGAAAACCCGGTAAGATTAAAGCTATGGGGTTAGATTTGAAACGTAGCGATACTCCTGTTTTTATACAAGATTTCTTAAGTGAAGTTCTTGAAATGGTTCTTACTGGATCTACCGAAGAAGAAGTTTTAGATTTTATAACAGAATTTAGAACAGAATTTAAGAGCAGGCCAGGATGGGAAAAAGGATCTCCACGGCGTGCCAATAATATTACAGAATACCAACGTAAAGAAGAAAAACAAGGTAAAGCTAATATGCCTGGACACGTCAGAGCAAGCATTAATTGGAACACCTTAAAACGTATGTATAGCGACAAGTATTCAATGAATATCACAGATGGTGCTAAGGTTATTGTTTGCAAACTAAAAGACAACCCACTTGAATATACTTCAGTGGCTTACCCAGTTGACGAATTACGATTGCCTACTTGGTTTAAAGATCTCCCTTTTGACCACGAAGAAATGGAAAATGTAATCATCGATGGAAAATTGGAAAACTTAATTGGCGTACTTAATTGGGATATTAGGTCAACCGAACAGTCAAATACATTTAATAAATTGTTTGACTTCTGACCTAAATACCCTTATAATAAACTATAAAAGGAAAAATCATGAAAGATATTTTACAAGATGTTGTAGCACATACACATAGTTTAGGATTTTTACCTCTAGCAAAAATTACTGGAGAAGATAAATCGACTACTATCGAGAGTATGGCAGAAGACCGCTCAGTGATTATGGTTAGTAAGACTAAATCCCCTGTCAGTGAATTTAAAGGTACTTTTGGAATGCCTAACTTAGACAAGTTAGCAATGCATTTGAAAAATCCAGAGTACAAAGAAAATTCAGTT